CGATTTGCAATTAACCATCGTGCACTTGGTGCAGGGGTATTAGGCTGGCATTCGTACCTTCAGTCGAATATGATTGCTTTCGAATCTATGGAAGCAGCAAAGAAGAATCTTGAGATTGCGAAAATCCTAAAAGAGAAGAGTACCGAGGCAACCCGTGAACTTGCTTCCCTGCTAGGTGAAGCTCCTCTTCTAGTAGGATACGGGGAAAGAAATACAACCCGAACTGCAATCGCACCGACCAAAAGCTCTTCCTTTATTCTCGGTCAAGTTAGTCAAAGTATAGAACCTGAATTTTCAAATTGCTATGTGAAAGATCTAGCTAAGATGAAGGTAACTATCCGAAACCCATTTTTAGAGAAATTACTTGTAGAAAAAGATCAAGACGCCCCGGAAGTGTGGGATTCCATTCGAAATCATGATGGATCCGTTCAGCATCTAGAATTCCTCAGTAATGATGAAAAGGAAGTATTCAAAACTTTCTCCGAGATAAATCCCGAGGCAATCATTTCACAGGCAGGTATACGTCAAAATTATATTGATCAAGCACAAAGTATCAATCTAATGCTCGACCCGGATATGAGCGTGAAAGAGATTAATCGTTTATATCTCTATGCACACGAGCTTGGGGTAAAGAGTTTGTATTATGCCTTTTCGATGTCGAAAGCTCAATCTCTTACGCGTAAAAAGGTTCAGAGTTCATCGTGTGTAGCATGTGAAGGTTGATTAGAATACCAAAAATTTACTCTATAAATAGGCTCTGATTAGGGCCTATTTTTTTAAGGAGAAATGATGAAAAAACAAGAAAAAATGTGTGATCAATGTGAAGCAGAATTTTATATTGAACACGATGAGGAATCGATTTACTACTGCCCATTTTGTGCTAACGAATTCACTACTATCGAGCATGAGGAATTAGACCTAGAGGATCTCTGGGACGAATGACTTGGTATCTGAAGGATGAAGTTTTTGACCCGGATGAAGAATTTCTTAAAGGGTATATGGGATTCGTATATGTCATCTCAGATAAACTGAATGGTAAGAAGTATGTCGGAAAAAAGTTTTTTTGGTCTAAGAAAACCCTCCCCCCGCTGAAAGGAAAAACCCGCAAGCGTCGGAGCACAATCGAATCTGATTGGAGAAAATACTATGGGTCAAGCGATCTGGTAAAACAACTTCTTCTCGAACAGGGCGAGGAAAATTTTCATCGAGAAATCATTCATTTTGGGAAAACGCGGGGGGAATTAGGATATATCGAAGCTAAAGAACAGTTCGATAGGAATGTCCTCTTAGATGATAGCTATTACAATGGTATCATCAACTGTCGTGTCCATAGATCCCACGTGAAAAATCTGAAGACCGAATATGACAAATTAAACGGTAATAAATGAATTTAGGGGATTTACATTCGATGTAGAAAGGCTTATATTGATAATGTAAGAAGAGGAAGAGGAAATATAATGGATGTAACCGAAATTGGTCAGACCCTCTTTAAACGAGATAGCTCAGGAAAGGTTCGAGTTTGGTACTACGAGATCGGAACCGACGGGGATCATTGGGCCTGGCGATCGAATGCTGGTACTCGTCAAGGTAAGATGGTTATTTCCGGGTGGAAATTCGTTGAACAAAAAAATCTCGGTAAGGTAAATGAAACTTCACTGAAAGATCAAGCATCACTGGAAGCTGTAGCGGAATTTACGAAAAAGAAAGACCGAGGTTATTTCGATAAGATCGAAAATATCGATCAGTTCGAGAAAATTAAACCTATGCTTGCTTCAAAGCACGAGAATGCCAAATACGATTTCGAGAAGAATACCTATATCAGTCAACCAAAACTTGACGGCATTAGGTGTATTGCCCGGGCGAATGGGCTGTGGACCCGCGCGGGTAAAGAAATTGTGGCTGTTCCTCATGTGGCACTAGCTCTTGAGGATTTCTTCAAATCCTATCCTAATGCCATTCTAGACGGAGAACTTTACAATCACGATCTTCGGGATGATTTCAATACAATCACTTCCTTGGTTCGTAAAACTAAACCCACCCGTGAGGATCTGGACGATTCCGGACGGCTCGTAGAATATCACATTTATGATATTATTGATAGTGAACCTTTTACTAAGCGTTATTCGGATTTTCGTATCTTGATGCAACACCGAGATCCTTGTATCAAATTGGTATCAACCCAGACTGTTTATAACATCGGGGAAATGGATAACCTCTACGGGGAATATCTATCAGATGGATACGAAGGACAAATGATTCGAGTTGATGGTCCTTATGAACAGGATAAGCGTTCTAAGCTTCTGATCAAGCGTAAAGAATTTTTGGATGATGAATTCAAGGTTCTTCGAGTAGAGGAAGGGATCGGTAACTGGGCGGGCTGTGTGAAGAGATTTGTACTAGAGCTCCCCGATGGTCGGGAATTCGGATCTAATGTTCGGGGAACCCAGACCGTTTTAGCTGAGCTTCTTCGGTCCGGACAAACCCCTAACTGGGCAACGTGCCGTTATTTCACCCCTACCCCGGATGGGATCCCTCGATTCCCGGTGGTAACTGATTATGGATACGGTAAAAGATCAGATTAAGAGGTAAAAATGAAATCCAAAAAGGAGAAGTGACTATGAACGGAAAACTCTTTCAAGTGAAAGATACCAAAGAATTTGGTGTAGGATTGGCGATGAACAGCGTCGGTGAATACGTCCTCGAGATGAAGAATAGTGGGGTAATTCAGGCTTTTTCTAAAGATAAGATTGAAATCGTTATGCCGTACACTCTTTCGATTGTGTGGACCGGGGGTGAGCCTGTACACTATCGAGTTAATCCTGGAAAACTTCAGAAAAATGACGTGGTTCTTGAAGTTAAGTACGGGCACAAGATTCGGATCGGGGTTGTCGCAGAGGTTGATACCAAACGGGAAAATGCCACTCAAACCTTTAAAGGTATGAAAGTTGTGACCCTATCACTTTCCGACGAAGACGAACCAGTACCTAACAGCTGTCAGCTGGCGGCAATGAATGGCGTTTAAGTATACCCCGGGCCTTGATGATTTTAGGTATCGTAGCCGTTGGAAAGCTAATTCCGTGGATGCGATTTATAAATAGGATTTACAACAAGTTGATCATGTGGTATAATATTATATTATAAATTCGGAGGGCAGACCAATTATTATTATTGACTATTCAGGTATCTCGATCGCACCTATTGCTATGGGTATTGTTCGTGGTGATGATGAGAATCTTATTCGTCATATGATTCTCAACAGTATCCGAATGTATCGCTCTAGATATAAAGAAAAATTCGGAGAAGTTGTTATCGTTGCGGATGGTGGCGGTAACTGGAGAAAAGAAGTTTATCCGGAGTATAAGGGTAAGCGAAATAAAAATCGGGAAGAGTCTAAGATTGACTGGGATGAAGCTTTCCGCATTATCGGAATGGTACTTCAGGAACTCAAAGACAATTTCCCGTATAAGGTTATCCACCAATGGGGATGTGAAGCGGATGATGCTATTGCTGAGCTCGTCATGCAAACTCAGGAATTTGGTAACTGGGAAGATGTCATGATCATCTCAGCTGATAAAGACTTCCGGCAACTTCAGAAATGGGATAATGTCCACCAGTATTCCCCTCTTACTAAGAAATTGATCAAAGAAGAAGATCCTCGTGGATACCAAAGAATGCATTTTCTTACTGGATGCGGTGGTGATGGGGTACCAAACGTTCTTTCCGATGATCGAGTTTTTGTAGAAGACCGTAGACAAACCGTACTCAGTAAAAAGAAAAAAGAGCTTCTGGAAAATAATCCTAAAGCGCTTGGCGAAGAGGTTTATCGTAATTATCTTCGTAATGTGAAAATGATTGATCTTACAGAAAATACGGCCTGTCCTCAAAATGTCCGCGATCAAATCATAGATAGTTTTATCACACAGAATAAGAGTGATTATAAGAAAAAAGTCATGCCTTATTTGGTTGATAAGAATTGTAGATTACTACTTGAAAATATTAGGGAGTTTATTAGTTAATGCATAAGTATATCTTTGAAATAATTGAAGAAGCAAAGAATGCTAAAACCCGTCCCGAGAAAATTGCAATCTTGAATAAGAATGAATCTTGGGCTTTAAAGGATGTGATCAAGGGAACCCTCGATCCGACCGTCGAATGGTTGTTACCGAAGGGCCCGGTTCCGTACAAACCTTGCGAGGCACACAATGCACCTACTAACTTGTTACGTCAGAATAAGCAATTTGCTTATTTTGTGAAGGGTGGAAAGGGGTCTCGTCGAATACAAACAATTAAACGCGAATCGATTTTCCTTGCATTGATTGAGGGTATTCACCCTAAGGATGCAGAGATCGTTGTTGGTATGATCAACAAAAAACCGTTCGGGGGAGGGCTTACCCCAAAGCTTATTAATGAAGCCTTTCCTAATCTATTGAGTAACTCTTCGGAATGATTTGCCCTTAACTTTCAACACATAAGGAGAGACCGACCTATGGTAACAACCCAACTCGAGAGACTGAACAGCGATCTTCAAATGATCGACAATTTTGTTTCAGAACTTAAAGAGGAAGGACAGTCCGATTTGCTGAAAAAGGTCTTAACAAAAAGGAATTATCTACATGGTTACATCAAACGAATATCTGGATAAATGTTGATTTAGGGGGTTTACAGCCTTCCCAGGATATATTATATTAATAGGGTAGGAGGAAACTTCTACCCTTATTTTTTGGAGAATCGATATGACCTATAGCGAAGAAATGTCACGGGGGCATTGTTGCGGATGAATATTTTTATCTTAGATACGGACCCTTGCCTTGCTGCATCCCAACAATGCGATGCTCATGTGGTAAAGATGGTCCTCGAATCCGCACAAATGCTTTCTACGGCCCACCGTGTACTCGATGGCGCGCCAACCCGTATCCCATCTAAGTCTGGTAAGACTATGATGAAAGGCTGGGTTTTGCCCGACATCCGCGAGGAAGTGCTCTATAAAGCGGTGCATGTTAATCATCCGTGTACTCAATGGACTATGGAATCTGTAGAAAACTACCGTTGGCACTACAACCATTATGCCGCTCTAGCCATCGAGTTTTCCTATCGATTCAACAAACGGCATAAGTCGTGGTCTAATCTCTGGAAAGATGTCGCTGCCGCACCCGCTAATATCCCACTCAAAGGTCTTACCCCGTTCCGTCTTGCTATGGGTGCAGCTCCGGAATGTATCGACGAATCTGATCCAGTCGGTTCTTACCGCGCGTTCTATCAAACCAAGCAAGATCGGTTCAAAATGCGTTGGACTAAGCGCGAAATCCCAGAGTGGTTTCACGTAAAAAAGTAGTATAATTTTCATTTTAGGGGTTTACATTTGATGTGAAAAGGCTTATATTGATAATGTAAGGAACGAAAGGATATATCATGACTAACACCATTCATACTTCGGACGCAGTTAAACTCGCATGGGGTTATAAGGATCTCACGGATATGGTTGATGGGCGTATGGTAGAAGGTGCTACCCCGGGCGGGTTCACTAAGATGATGGAAAAGTTTGTTGCTCTTCAGGAACGCACCGGCGTGGTTCTTGCTAATGAGTCCTATCTTACCCTCGCGCGGGTGAAGGCGCACGCACGGGATGAAAAAGCTCGTGAAATCGTTCGTAAGATCTTTGGAGGCAAGTGAGAACATGGATATCAAAACCGCCTATATTTTCGCAGATAAACTCCGGGACCTGGTACGCCGGGCTGACATGAAGGATCTCGACCGCGATCAAATTTTGATCGAGTTGGCTTTTATGGCAGACCTATATGAAGATGATTCCGATCGGATCGGGGAATTGATGTATCAGGAGTACTTATCATGACTACAACAGGTTACTATTATCCATCTCCTACTAATGACTCTGAGGGTTGGTGTGACATATATTACGTAAGGAATCACATGTACGTACGTCAGGAGGCCAGTTTGGTAACTAGGACCCCGGTCGATTTGGCTAAACCCCTGTGTGATATGATGAACCATTTTATGGAGATTAGCGAGGAATAAATTCTATCCCGGGAATATGCAATAGCTACGATATAGATAGTCTGTTCGCTGGACAGACTATCGTCTGGTATTAAGCGCCGCATAATGGAGATATAGAGACGACATGCCTCAATACACAATGAAAAATCGAGAAACCCAGGAAGAGAAAACCCTTATTCTAGGGATAGAAGAAAGGGAAAAATGGATGATATTGAACCCCGATTGGGATCAAAAATTATCAACACCTCGTATTGTAAGCGGGATTGGAACTGCTTTGTCGAAAACCGATGGGGGTTGGAAGGATACTTTAAAAAGGATCAAGAGTGGATCTGGTAAAAACAATACGATTAATACCTAATAATAAGAATTTGGATTAATATATGAAAAAATCAAACGGAGTAAGGGTCAATAGAGGTGAAATTGAATCGATTACTCCCAAAACCGAAAATCAAGCTCTAGCATTCAACCATTGGGATTCCGGCCATAATTTAATTCTATCGGGATCTGCTGGAACCGGTAAAACTTTTATGGCATTGTATTTTGCATTTAAAGAACTTCTAGAGAACCCAGATAAATATCGTAAAGTAATGATCGTAAGATCAGTCGTACCTACGCGAGAGATCGGGTTTCTTCAAGGCAGTATTGGAGAAAAGAAGGAACCTTTCTCTTCCCCTTATCCTTCCATATGTGATGAAATTTTCGGATATAATGGGGCTTACGGAAAATTGACCTCGACCAAAAAACTCGAGTTTGAAATTACTTCTCATATTCGCGGACGTACATACGATCAGACTATTATCGTAGTAGATGAAGCTCAGAATTGCAATTTTCACGAATTGGATTCCATCATCACGCGGGTAGGTAATGATTCCAGGATCATTTTTGCGGGGGATCATAAACAATCTGATTTTACCCATAAAAGTGAAAAAGAGGGTATCATACAATTCATTTCTATTGTAGAGCAGATGTCTTCCTTTAGGATAATAGAGTTCGGTTGGGCCGATATTATCCGTTCGGATTTTGTTCGGGACTACATTATGACAAAAGAAATGATGGGATATTAATATGATTGAAATCTACGGAAACGTCTCTTGTGAGTGGTGTATCAAAGCAAAGGAACTTTGTAAACAGTACAATCTTAAATATGAATACAAGAGCTTAGATAAAGATACGGTTCTCATGGAATTTATGAAGAAATTCCCGAGCGCTCGTACGGTTCCCCAAATCACTTGGAATGGTAAATACATTGGTGGATATTCTGAACTCGCAGAAGAGATTACGAATACCATAAACAATTACGGCGATGGCAAAATCTAAGAGGATAAAATGGCCAAATACACTCGTTTCGACCCCCGGAACAAGAAATACACTCGACATAAGAAGCAATCTTTAGATCGTGATATCCGCATCAGAGATGTTAAATCGGACACAAAAGATTCCTATAAATTGATTTATAAATTCTATCAGGATGATAAATGGGATGAGAGTGTATTGGAGTAGATTATGGATAACTCTATCAATCTTACTTAATGTAATCATCGGTGGTTATCGAGATCAAACCTTCTCTGCAAGAAATTATGCTTGGAAAAGAGAAAGTAGATGGAATATGGTGTGGTTAATAGATAAGACTTTTTACTGGGATCCAGATCATTGTTTTCATTCCTGGGTTTATTGGCGTTTAAGGGAAGATCACATAGATTAATTTAGTATAAATAGAA